AGTTTGTCAAGAACGCAAACTTTGAACTAACTGATGACAGATGGGTTTGGGCTCCGACAACAAAAGAAGTGGAATAAGTTATGTACGAATACAGATGTAAAGTAGTAAAGATAATTGATGGAGACACAGTGGATGTTGATATCGACTTAGGCTTTGGTGTGTGGTTGAAGAAAGAACGTATTCGTATGTTTGGAATTGACACACCAGAGTCACGCACAAGAGACTTGGAAGAAAAGAAGTATGGTAACGCTGCAAAGGAATTCATCACAGGTATGTTAAATGATGAGGGTGGTATTGTTCTTAAAACAAGAAAGGATAAAGAAGGTAAGTACGGACGTATCCTTGGAGAGTTGTGGAGAACAACTGACTTTGCAGATAAATCAATCAACGACTATATGATTGAGAAACATCATGCTGTTGCATATCATGGACAGTCTAAAGAATCTATTGAGGAAGAACATATTAAAAACAGAGAGTTCATTAATCTCTGAGTTTCGTTATAAATAGAGTTAGGAGATATTAAATGGCAAGTAATCCAAACGCATTTGGTGATGCAGAACTTACAAATAATTCAGATAGAAGTTCTGTAGTCTTTAAGGATTTCAATTTTAATTTTGAAAGACATCCTGTTACTGGAGACATTGCCAAGCTTACTGACATCTCTTCTGTCAAGGCAAGTGTAAAGAATCTCATTCTAACTAATTATTATGAAAGAGGGTTTCATCCAGAGATTGGTTCTAATGTTCGCAGTGCGTTGTTTGAGAATGTAACTCCAATGATTGCAGCAAGACTTGGAAGAAACATTGAAGACGTAGTTAATAACTTTGAACCTAGAGCAGATTTGATTAGTGTTACTGTTCGAGCAAACATAGATGCAAACGCTTACGAGGCATCAATAAAATTTAATGTTGTAAACTCCCAAACGGATGAACAAACAATAAATCTATTTTTAGAGAGACTAAGATAAATGGCAACGAAATTACAAGTCACTGAGTTAGACTTTGATGATATCAAATCAAACTTAAAGACATACATGAAAAATCAAACTGAGTTTACGGACTACAACTTTGAAGGTTCTGCTCTTTCTACATTGATTGACTTACTTGCATACAATACTCACTACTTGGGTATGAATGCAAACATGGCAGTCAACGAAGCATTCTTAGATACTGCAACCCTACGTTCTTCGGTTGTTTCTCATGCAAAGACTTTAGGATATACTCCTCGTTCTGCTCGTGCTCCAGTTGCATATCTAAACGTCACTTTGAATAACTCAACACTTACTAGTGCTACAATTGCAAAGGGTACAAAGTTCACCACACAAGTGGATGGTACAACCTACTCATTTGTTTGTAACGCAACTCAAACAATTACACCAGTTAATAGTGTTCTTCGTTTTAGTAATCTTCCAGTATATGAAGGTACATTGGTGACAGCAAAGTATACAGTGGACTCTTCTAATATAGAAAAGAAGTATATGATGACAGACAATCGTGGAGATACAACTACACTTAAAGTATCTGTTCAGAACTCTGCCGCAGACTTGACCACTAAAACCTATACTCTTGCAACAGATATCACACAGGTAACCGCTACATCAAATGTTTACTTCCTACAGGAAGTTGATGATGGTAAGTTTGAAGTTTACTTTGGTGATGATGTAGTTGGAAAGAAACCTACTGACGGTAATATTATCATACTAGAATACATTGTTACCAATAAAGAAAAATCAAACGGTGCAAGAACTTTCAGTGGAACATCAGTTGCTGGTGAAACTAATATTACAATCGCAACAGCATCAGCATCTTCTGGTGGTGCAGAACCAGAAACTATTCAGTCAATCAAATATAACGCTCCTCTAGATTATGCGTCACAGGGTAGAGCAGTTACTACAGAAGACTACAAGGTAATCATACCAAAGGTATTCGCAGATACTAAAGCAGTTCAAGTATGGGGTGGAGAAGATAACAACCCACCAATCTATGGACAGGTATTTGTTTCTATCAAAACAATTTCAGGAATTAACTTGACACAGGCACAGAAAGATGTTATAACAACATCACTAGACAAATACAATATCGCTTCTGTTCGTCCTACGATTGTTGACCCAGAGATAACAAAGATTAAACTCAACACTACATTTAAGTATAGTGCCAACGCAACAACTAAGTCAGGAACAGAATTAGAAACTCTAGTTCGTTCTACATTAAATACTTACAACACAAGTGACCTAGAAAAGTTTGATGGGATATTCAGATTTTCTAAGATGTCAAGATTGATTGATGATACGGATACATCTATTCTATCAAACATATCAACAGTTCGTATTCAAAAAACAATTACTCCACAACTTAATACTCTACAGAAGTACACGATTGATTTTGCAAACCCATTATATAATCCTCATAGTGGACACGCAACTATTGTTTCCTCTACAGGTTTCAAAATTATAGGAAGCACATTAGAGATGTTTATGGATGATGATGGCATGGGTAATCTAAGAGCATACTCTTTGACTGGTGGTACAACCAAAACATACCTTGACACAAACATTGGTTCTGTTAGTTATAGTACTGGAGTTATCACTATTAACTCTCTTAACATTACATCTTCAACAGAGACTGCTGGTGTGACCGTAACGGCACAACCAAGTTCTAACGATATTGTTCCTGTTCGTAATCAGTTGATTGAGATTGACTTTGCAAATGCAAATATCACTGGACAAAATGACACAATAGAATCTGGTGGTTCTTCTGCTGGAACTGACTACGCAACGTCATCCTCATATTAAGGTAAACTGAATGTCTGACCCAACATTAAAGAATAAAGTTTCTCCACATATTCAGAGCCAACTGCCTGAGTTCGTTCAGTCAGACCATCCTCTATTTTCTTTATTCCTCAAATACTATTATGAGTTTCTTGAAGCAGGAGAACTTGTTGTAACAGGTTCAAACAACTATGTAGTTGAAGAAACAATTACTAATAACTTCATTCTGTCTGAAGATGGGTTGAAGGTTGTACTAGAAGATTCTGTTGGTAAGTTTATTGCTGGTGAAACTATCACTGGTTCTATTACTGGTGCGACTGCAAAGATACTGGTAGATGACTTTGATGCTAACAAAAGATTGTTTGTTACATCCCAACAAAAATTTCAAATTGGTGAAACTATAACTGGTGCAACTACTGGTGCAGTTTCAACTGTTTCATCCTACAGGGCAAACCCTGTACAGAACATTCAACAACTTCTTGCCTACGCAGACATTGACAACACGGTATATGCTTTCCTAGATAAGTTTAGAGATTCCTTTATGGAGTCTTTACCTAATACTCTTGCAGACGGTATCGCAAAAAGAAAACTTGTTAAAAACATCAAAGATATGTATGCCGCAAAGGGTACACGAGATGGACACAAGTTATTCTTTAGAATTCTTTTTGATGAAGAAGCAACAATCATTTATCCTCGTGATAGTATTCTTCGTGCATCAGATGGTAAGTGGTCTACTGATAATGTTCTTCGTATTATAGAAGCAGGTACATCTGATTTCACCAAAGCAATTGGTCAAAGGATTATTGGTTCTACTTCTGGTGCAACTGCTCTTATCGCAACAGTCATTAAATTTAGAGAAGGTGCAGACCAGATTGCTGAACTGAACATTGATGCAAACTCTCTAACAGGAACATTCTCCACAGGAGAACTTGTTACTACAACAGATACAACTCTCGACTTAGAAATATCAGGAACGGTAAAGAGTATTGTTGTTGGTGGGGTAGTCACTGTTTCTGGTTCGTATTATAATACTAGTGACCCAATCAGGATTATAGGTGATAGTGGAAACAATGCTGCAACTGCTCGTGTGGAATCTGCTGGTGCTGGTTCTATTGATGAGATTGTTATTGAGAGTGGTGGTAGTGGTTATTCTGTTGGAGAAGAATTAAAATTTAATTTAACTGACACACAGGGTACTGATGTTCGAGCAAAGATTGGTGTAGTCGGTGGTGCGTTTGTCTTAGAACAATCAACCTCACCTGATAATATTATTACAGAAGATGGTAACCTGATTGTAACCGATGATGACATCCAATACATAAGTAAAGAACAAACTGTTGGAGAACTTGACCACCTCACTATGGAAGACGGTGGACAGATTGTTTTAGAGACACAAACTTTTACAGACTTGAGTGTTGCGTCTGAGGCTGGAGAGATTACTAAGATTAATATTATTAATCGTGGTAACGGTTTTGTTAAACTTCCTCTTGTTTCAGATAGTGATACTTCTACTGGTAATGGTGCAAGTCTATTCGCTGCATCTACAATCACCCCAATGGTTGGACACGTTGAGGGCATATCAATTACCAACTTTGGTTTAGACTACACAACCAATCCATCGTTTATTCTTAATAGAAATATTCTAGTTAAGAATGTATCTGGTGCATTTGTTGCTGGGGACTCTCTTACTAGTCACGATGGAACTGTTGTTGATTTTGATAGTGCAAGAAAAATACTTGAACTATCAACAAGTAATACATTCAATCAAGATGATACGATAACATCTATCACTGGTGCAAGTGCAACTGTTCATCAAGCAACACCAGCATTTGCAACTTCTCAAGTTGGGATTGTGGGAACTACAGTTGGAAACTTTGTAGACGATAGAGGTAAGATTTCTGTTGATACTATGAAAGTTCAAGACAGTTATTACTATCAGGATTACTCATACGTTGTTCGTATTGGACAATCAATCAACGAGTGGAGAGAAAGTATTAGACGTTCTGTTCACCCTGCTGGTTGGAACGTATTCGGTGAAGTATCTTTTGCATCACAAGTATCTGCAAGAATTGCTCCTATCACTGCTGGTGGTATTGGAGATTACACAGGTGATGATACATTCACACCAGAACTCGCATCTACATTTACTAACTTGTTTACAACCATCTTCGGTAGAAGGTTGGGTACAAATACTGACGGTACAACTCCAAGAGTTAATGCTGGAACATCTGTTGCATCTCCAAGTGAGTTGACAACTGCAACAAGAGATGTTACACTAACAAGTTCAGTAGTTGTGAGTATGAATATTAATCGTGGTGCTCGTGTTACAGGAGGAACTTTGAATTTGTTACCTCAGTATGCTTTTGCAGTTCCACCACTAGATAACACATTACCGATACCACACTACCCAGGCTTAACTAGACAACAAAGAACAAACAACAATGATGGTGCTTATTATACTATTGACCAGTTTGGACAATTTAGAATTAATCAAGTATCGGACGGAAGTGGAAATATTCCCAACGCAGCATTCAATACAAGAATTAGTGTACCACCTCCAGGCGAGATAATAGTTTCTAGTGGTGGTGCTGGTTCAGTCAATTCATTTAGTAATACCTTTATGACCTTTGACAATGCGAATAATACATTCGATGAGGAAGTCGGTAGTGGAAACACACGGGCAAATTCAAGTTCTGTATATACATCATTCGATGAGAATACAGTTAATTTTGACAGTACAACAGGAACTTTTGATACAGGTAGTTGATAAAGCGTTATAAATAAAAGAAAGAATTTAGGAGAAACCGAATGGCATATCAGGCACTAGGACTTGGAAGTACCGCCAACGATGGAACGGGCGATGACCTTCGTACAGGTGGTGATAAAATTAATGACAACTTTGTAGAACTATATACTGCACTAGGTAGTGGAACTGCTCTGTCATCTGGTATTACTGCTGATGCGACAGCTGTTACATTAACTGCGCCCACTATTAACGGAGTAGTTGGTGGAACTCAAACCTCAGCAACAATCACCACAGTAACTACTGGTGGAATTGTTGGAACTGGTGGTGCTCTAGAAGTTACACCAGATAATAATATACTTGAGATTAGAGGTGATGGAACAGCCAGTGGAACTGTTGGACAGATAAAATTAAACTGTAGTAACAACAACCATGGACAAACAATTGCATCACAACCACATAGTGCAAACGTAACAAACACAATGGTACTTCCTGCTGGTGCAAGTTCTACATTAGTAAGTTTGGTGTCTGCTGATACACTTACTAACAAGACTTTGACTACACCAACTATTGCTTCTATTACAAATGGTGGTACAGTTACAATTCCATCTGGTGCAGATACACTTGTTGCAAGAACATCTACAGATACTCTTACAAACAAGACTTTAACTTCACCGACTATTACTGGTACAGGTGCAATCGCTGGTGTGTTCACTGGTAACATCACTGGTAACGTAACTGGTAACATTGATGGTATCGTTGGTGGAACAACTCCTGCCGCAGTTACAGGTACAGCAATTAGTGGAACATCCATTGCCGTTACTGGTACTGCTGGTGCAATGACACTGAACACAGTAACAACAACTCAACGTAATGCGTTGTCTGCTGCTGTTGGAATGATTGTATATAATAGTACTACAAGTAAAATTCAAGCATACGCTGGTAGTGCTTGGGTAGACTTACATTAAGGGATAGATAAGAATGGCAATTGATAAAATCACGCAATTAGTGAGTACAAGTACAGAGGGAACTAAACTTGCATCTGGAACAACAGCTCAGAGAGGTTCAACAGCGGGCCAAGTAAGACTGAATACAACACTGGGAAGATTTGAAGGAACAACAGATGGGTCTGCCTTTATCGCTCTTGGAACTGTTCCATCAATCACATCTTTTTCTCCATCAACACTCTCTTCTGCTGGGGGCGAAACTGTAGTAATTACTGGAACTGGATTTGCAGTAGGTTTAACAACAGTAACTTTGAATGGTACAGCTCCTTCTTCAATTACAATAAATTCCACAACTCAAATTACTATCGCTGGAACTCCTGCTAAATCTGCTGCCACTTATACTGATGGGATGGTGGTAACAGTTGATGGAGTTCAAGCCACTGCTTCCTTTTCGACTTCAGGCTTACCTGCTTTCACAACAGCAGCAGGTTCTTTAGGTATTTTTCAAGAACAGACAAGTGTTGGTACATTGGTTGGTGGTTCAGATGTAGGAATATCCCATGCAGTA